GCAGCAGCAACAGTAACAGCGCGAGAGCCCAGCGTTTCATGCCCACCTCCTGATATGTGACTGCCGACAGCATAGCGTATTAGCGTGGGCGAATGCAGGTCACCACTTGCCCTTTGGGCAGTGGGCCTGCTTAAATCGGGTGCGCGACGACAGCGGGCAGCCGCAGGCGCCGCATCGGGCGACATCCCGACCGGCGATGCGAGAGACGATGGCGTGCTCGCAGCCCTCGCAGATCTCAAGGCGGCGCAGGCGCTCTTCGGGTGATGCTTCAACTATGGCGCGCGCGCGGGCGATGAGTCCGCGCGGGGTGGTGCGGTGTTGGCTCATGGGGATTCCTATTGGCTGCTTCTGGCCGCCGACGTGCCACTGAGCGCATCGGCCAACCACCGGGTAAGCTCTGACTCGTTGGCCTGGACGTCGATCTCACCGCCGTTGTCGCTCTTGAGCGTGAGCGTGCCGAGGTTCTTGCCAGTTCCCGTGCTGCCGCTGCTCATTTGGCTGGCCGACTGGCTGACCTTGTTGACGCCAAGGTCGGTGCTCCAGCGGCTCCAGCCGGTACCTGCTGGGGCCTGCTCACTGGTGGGCATTACCCCCCCGGTGAAATTGCCAGCCTTGGCGGAGTCGATAGCGGTGGTATTGATCATATCCTCGCCGCTGCCGCCGAGGGTGGGGTCGGCGGCGCGGGCGGCTTCAATCGAATCGCGGAATCCCTCGCCTGCCATCGGCGCCGTCAGGATGTTCTGCATATCCTGACGAGCGGCATCGCCCGCCCCTTCGAGCAGCTTGATTTGTCGCTGCAAATCCTTGACGACGCCGGTCTGCTCGACCAGCCCCAGGTCGAGGCCGGGGATGCGGTTCATCTGCTCGATCAGATCGTTGATCGCATCGATCGGGCCGGAGTAGATCGTCTCGGCGACATCCAGCATGAATCGCTGGCTTTCGATGGCCCACAGCGCAATGACCCGCCCGGTAATCTGAAAGACGCGCTTAACGCCATCCCCGGCATCGATGATGTGCAGCAGGCCGCCCACGGCGCTATCCACCATGCCGGTGATGTCGTCGCGGAAACCGGCGGTGGCCTTGCCGGCCTCAAGAAACTCGTTTGTGATGCCCCTGATCGGGTCCGCTAGGGAGATGGCCAGACTGGTCTTGATCGGCTCCAGCAGACGTGGGATGCGTGAGATGGCATCATTGGCCGCTTCGACCTTGCTGGCATCTACGCGGGAGAGCGAGAGGCCATATTCGTCCACCTCGGCAACTGCGGCGCGGATGGCGTCGCCGCCCTCCTCGAACAGGTTGACCATGTCGCGGCCACCGCTCATCAATCGGTCGGCAATTGATGTGCGCTCAGCAGCTGAGCCAACCTGAGAAATCCGCTCGGCAATCAGCGCCAGTTGCTCGGGTAGCGGCAGGTTAACGAGTTCTTTGGCCTCGAGGCCGAGCGCTTCGTAGGCCTTCTGCGCCTCGCCGGTACCGCGCGCTGCATCGCCCAGGCGCTTGGTATAGGATGCCAGGCTACTCTCTAGCCGGCCCTGCTCGATGCCGAAGTCGCTGGCGGCGATCTGTACCGCTCGCAGGTCGTCGATGGTGGAGCCGAGCCGCGCGGATGTTTTTGCCTGGCTATCGATGAACTGCTGACCCTGCACGGTGAGCGTGGTCAGCCCGGCCGCCGCGACCGCAGCAGCCCCGGCAAACGCCTTTCCGACGACGCGTAAATCCTTCTGCACTTGGCGTCGCCATTTCTTTGAGCTGCGCTCCGCCTTGTTCATACCCTGCACCCAGCCACCGGTCTTGGTGACCAGGTCGAGCGTGAGTTGGCCGAGTGATTTGGTGCTCATGCGCTACCTCACTTCCAGGTTTCCATGGCGTGCTCGATGGTGATCGGCGGTTCGTCCTCAAAGGGCAGGAAGTCCCAAAGTGCGTGGGGGGTTGCGCCCTTCTTCTGATGGGTGTTGACGTAGAGCAGAGCCAGCAATGCGGCCTGGCGATCGCCGCGCAAGCCGGGGTTCAAACTGCCGCGCTTGCGGCGGTAGGCCGCCCAGCGGGTCAATTCGGCGTAGCTCAGGCGGGATTTTGCTTCTTCAATGGTTCGGCCGCCGATGCCGTTGAGGACGAGTTCGTGCCAGAGCTCGTCGTCGTCACTGAGCGGCTCTTGCTCTTTCCCAGGCCGTTGACCTCGCCGATCACCGCGAGCAGCGCCAGCGTCAGGTTGCGATGCAGCGCGCCGCGCTCGGGGTCGGCCTCGCCGGTGATGTCCTGGGGCGTGAACACCGGCTTGCCCTTGTCGTCAACGATACAGGCGGCGATGCGCCCGGCGATGCCATCCATTCGCCCGTGGGCGGCCTCCACGTCATGCACCGCGGCGTGGTAGCTCAAGCGGCGTACGTAGACGGTGGCGGTGTATTCCTCGCCATCGCTCTCCCAGGTGATCTCACGCGGCAGCGGGGCGCCGGTGAAGGCGCCCTGCTGCGTGAGGCTTTCAAGACTCAGGTTGCCCATTTACGCGGCTCCCTTCTTGGTCCAGTCCAGGCCGCCGGCGCGCTGAATACCGACCTCGGTGGCGACGGTGGCGTTGCCCTGGAAGTCGAACGGGAAGTCCGACACGTAGGCCCGGTAGGTGCACCAGGTGCGGGTGGTGGGTAGCGTCCACTCGCCGGCGGTAAAGGTCGGCTCCTCGGTGCCATCGCTCCAGCCAATCGCCCAATCGAGCGTCGGCGGCGGGCTGGTCTCGCTGAGCGTGTGCAGCGTGGTGTGACTACCCTCAGTGGGTTCGACGTTGAGCGACATGCTGCCCTGACCAGGGTCGCGCAGGCCAGCGCGGTACTGCATATAGAGCAGGTCCTCGAGGGTGGTAACGTCGATCTGGCTTGCCGGGGCGCTGCCCGGGTTTAGAGAGGTGACTTTTGTCAGCTGTACGACCGTGGGTGTGCCGCTGCCGGGATCAACAAAGAAGACATGGGTGCCTTGGGCCAGTACGGACATGGGTGGTGCTCCTTCTTACGGCGTGAAAAATCCCGCGCGTGGCGGGCGGAGGGTTAATGGCGGGTCGTCAGCGCTGCACGTACCAGCTCAAATCGAAGTTGGTGTGTTTGTTGCCGGTGCCGGTGTCGGTGTCCTGGTCGCCCCAGCGCACGATGTGCGCGTGTGGCTCGATGGCATCGCGCAGCGCCACGGTCACCGCGATGGCATCGCTGCCGATGCTGGCGTATACGTCAACCTGCAGCATCCATCTGTCAATGTCCGGGACGCCGGTAATGTAGTTTTCCGGGCCGCCGGTGATGTTTCGCCAAACGGCATAGGGTAGCGACACGCCCTGGGGCGCTTCGCCGAACGGGTATAGCCGGGTGGGCGCAGTGCCAAGCAGCGCGGTCACCACGGGGTCGGCGACGCAAACGGGGAATATCGGTGGCTGCATTCGCTACCTCACTTTGGCTTTATCGGCGCGGCCGACGGCCCGCGTGATGACCTTGTCGAATTGCTTGACGAATTCGTCAGTAGCCGGATCGACTGACGATTCCATTGCGGGCCGCATGAACGGCTGCGCGGCCATCTTCTCAGTGCCGAATTCCAGGAAGCGCCAATAGTATGTGTCACCGCCTGGGTTGCTGGCATTCTTGCGCTTCGATACCGAGCCACCACGGATGCCGACGCTGAACTTGAGGTCGCCGGACTCGCGCATATGCCGGGTGTCGGCGCGCACCACCACGTTCTTGGCGATGTTGGTGGGGGTTTTAGGGTCGTCGACCTTTTCGGCCCCGACTTTTACCGCGTCACGAACCACGTTCGCCGCCTTGCGCAGCGCGAAGCGGGTGCCCTTCTTGCGCGGCTCGACTTCCAGCGCCTTGAGCTTGCCGAGCACGGCATCGAGCCCTTGGATCTCGCCGCCCATGGTTGCACTGGCCATAATTGCCCCCGTTATTATAGCAGATCGTCCTGCGGCATCTTCTTCATGCCCTGTCGAGCGCCGAATTGTGTAATAGTATACTTATCACCGTTAAGCTCTACTTGATGTTGTTTGCGCATATTTACTCCTTAGTTGTTAACTTAGTTCTTAAACCGGCTCTTCCATCGG